TGGTAGCAGAGGCGCGGGCGCCAACGGTGGTGCTAGTGGTGGCAATGGCAGCTCCGCGGCAGCCAACACGGGCGCAGGCGGCGGCGGCGGCGGACCGGGCACGACAACCGGCGGCGCAGGCGGCTCAGGATACTGTGTCGTCTATTGGGTGGCATAAGTGGCCGACTACCGCTACACCACGCCGGGCGTGATCCGGCTTAGTGACAACCTACACATCCGCCCTGACATGAGCGATCAGAACTGGCTCGGCTATCTCGCCTATCTGGCGGCCGGCGGCGAGGTCGATCCTGAGATCGTGCCCGAGATCCCGCCGCTTACCCTGGCCGAGGCGAAGGCGCGCAAGCGCTCGGAGATTGGCCAGGAGGCTGCGCGCCGCGTCGGCCTGCTCTTCCCGGGCGATGTTCCGCTCGGCACGCTGGCGCTCGTGCGCGAGCTGTACCTGTCGATCGCGCCGGCCGCGCGCGCGCCGACGGCAAAATGGACATCGGCCGGGGCCATCGTGCAAGCCGCGCTGACTGGCGTCGATGCCGTGGCAGCGGCCGGAACCGTCGCCGCGGTCGATGCGGTAACGGTGGCTTGGCCATGACCGCGCCGCCGAGCCGGGAAGAGTGGCTAGCCATAGAGGCCGAGGTGCGGAGCGATACGGCTGACCCGGCCTACGCCTTCGGGGACAGCATGGGGCCGGCGATCCAGTGCGGACAAGATCAACAGAAGGAAACAGGCGATGCCTTGGCACCCGGACCCTGAATTCTCTGCCTTTGTCTTCGGCGGCATGATCCAGCGCGTTCGCGAAGAGTTGGGCATGATCGACTGGAAGCAACTGATCACCACGGCTATCGTGACCGGCGTGACCACCATCGGCATAGGCTACGTAGCAGTGCGCGACCAGATCGCGGCGCAGCATGCCGAGATCGTAGAGATCAGGACATTGATCTCCGCGCGCGTGGCGCAGCGCGAATCGCAACTCGCATCGCTGGCGGACGACGATAAGCAACTACGCGCCTACGTCGCCGAACGCGTCGATGCAGTGCGCAGCGAGCTGGTTACGATCCGCGACGCTATGGGAATGTGCCGCGAGCAACTGGCGGCACTGAAAGCGGAGCACCACAAATGATCGGCCTGGCGAAACTGATCGACGGGCTTTTCCGCAACGAAGACTTTGAAAGGAGAATCGAAATGAAACTGGAAGAACTGAGTGCCGCGCTGCTGACCGTATCCAACCAGATGGCCAAGGCGAAGGACGAGATCCTCGGCAAGATCGCCGAGCTTGAAGCCGCGGTCGGCAATGCCGGAGACCTGCCGCCGGAAGTCGTCGCCGCTGTCGAGGCCGTGATCGCCTCGGCGCAGCAACTGGATGACATCGTCCCGGACGCGCCCGCGCCTACCGAGTAGTGACCTCCTCTCCGGTGGCAATCGGAGCTTTGCCCGGTCCGCGCGTCTCCGGCCCGGGCATCTTCTTTCAAGGATGCGGCTCGCAGCGGCCGGTGGTGTCGCTATGAGCAGTAAGACTGCCCGCGAGCCGCACCCAGGCCACTGCCACGGCTGCCGGCACTCGGCGCACTACGCCACTATCATTCACGGCGAGGCGCACCATCACGGGCTTTGTCTGAGGCCGCGCGGGCATACGGTCTGGGGAGACGGATGCCGGCACTACGCCGAACCGACTGCCAAGCACACGAACGGGATATGCAAAGACAAGGGGTGATGACCCGGCCGGAGTCCCTGGAGGCGATTCACCGCGCCCTGCGCTCGCAGGGCATCGATGACCGGGCCGTCCATGAATACCTCGATGGCGCGATAGAACGTGCCCGCGATGATTGGATCGAGGATTCCGTGGCGCGCGACTGGCGCCCCTGGTGGCTACTCGCGGCCGGGATGGGCTTGCTCGGGCTGATCGCCGGGGCCGCCGTCTGCTGGCTGGTGCAGTAATCGGTTCAGAACTGCCAGGCCGCTCTCGGCAGGAAATGACGCCACTCGGCGCCATTACTGAACGAAATGGCGTGCAAGCCATTCATTTGCGCCATTTCGCGCGCTAAGTCTGCGTTAAGTCACGGCCGCGACAGTGCTCATTCTCCGGCCGGTTCTTTCTGAACCGGTTCAGAATCATTTGCCATTGCTGCGTCGATGGCGGCAGTAACCGACTTCGGGTCTAGATTGGCGAACTGCATGGCGATCCATATCCGCTCGACGATTCGCGTGTCGCCGATCCAGTTTGTGTAGGTGGTGATGCGTCCCCAGTTATCCCGTACCCAGCGGTAGCGTTCCGCGTCCTTCCGCAGATCGTTCATTCTCGCGTGCGTATCGTCAAGCTGGGCTATAAGCGCAGCAATCTCGGCGCGCAGTCGCTCGATCTCAGACCTAGGCTTTGGCAGCGGCGGCTTTGGACAAGGCCCGAGAAAGCCGTGATACCTGAACATTTCCTCGCCGACTGCGAGAGGTTCCCCGCACAGTTCGCATCTCGCCGCTTCGCTCATCGTTTTGCCTCCCTACCTAAACGGCCTTACCTTCGGCCCACGTCGATAAACCCGCGCCGTGATCGCCGCGGACTGATTTGAGCAGGTAGTGTCCGTCTCTCTCGTCACAGACTACCTTCTCCGGCGCTAGCTTGCCTGTTTCTGTCTTTCGCTCCAAAACGCGCGCCTCGTGCAGCACTAGAGCCATGCGCAAATGCTCGATGATCTTCGCATTTCCTTCCCAAGGAAGCTGCGAATCCAGATACTTCACCCGGTCGATCAGTGCGCGTAAAACCTCCTGATTCGTCGTTCCCTCGTGGTGCCTGCCATATTCGCGCGCCACGAACATCAGGAGCGTGTGTCCTGGCCCGTCCAGGTGGCGAAGTGTGTAGATGTGTCCCGGTTCGATGACTTCCATAATTTTCCCTTACCGCCCCGCCGCCACGTTAAGCACCGCCCGCCGCGCCGTCCCCGCCTGCCGCCGCCAGTCGGCGCGGACCACGGGCCGGCCATCCGGACGCACCCAGTGCTCGATGCCCATCGCGCGTAGCGCCCGGACCTGGACCCGGTGATCACGCCGTGTTTGGCTGAAAATCCGCTAGGGGCGTAGGTCACGCGCATGCCGCGCTTGGCTGGCACGCCGTAAAGTCTGCGGATGTCAACCATGCTCACGATGCTTCCTTGATAGCCTTGTCGATCGCTGCGTCAATGTCGTTCCACGACTCAAAGTCACAGTGAAACTCGATGTACTTGTCGCCTAATTTCTTTTCGCGTACAGCGTTAGCCTTCAACCAGCGATAGCGCTCCGCGTTCGCCCGATCTTGCTCCGCGCGTTCCCATAGCTCGGCATTTCGGTGAGCGAAGTCGGCACGCAGTGCCCGCAGCTCGGCGTTCTCGGCGCGCAGGCGGGAGATTTCGTCGATTAGCGCACTTTGCTCCGGGTATGCCGTGGAGTATTTTGTGCTGTCTTCGCTGCTGGTCATTTTTCTTTCCTCAACGTGACGAGCCACTGCCCCAACCCATCTGCTGTTATACCAAGATCATCGGCCCGGTCGGAAACCGGCATCAAGACCTTGTTTCGGCATTCCTGCGCCCAATCACGGAGGGCATCTCGGCTTGCCATGCAGCGCACCAACTTCTCTCGCAGTTCCGCGTTCTCGGCGCGCAGGCGGGCGATCTCGTTGGCTTGCGCCTTGGTTTCCTCATCGCACTTCATGCGGTAATCCATGTGGAATGACTCGGTTTCGGCGCGCAGGTCGGCGTTCTCGGTGCGCAGGCGCTCGATCTCGTCTGCAGCCCGAGCCATGATCTGCTCGATGCCGTTCATCCCCTCTCTGATCGAGGCCAAGACGTATGGCCCTTCCTTGATGTTCCGCAGCGTGTTTAGGATGTCTTCGTGCATCATCTTTCCTCCCTACCTCAACGGCCGCACCTTCGGCCGCACCCAGTGCTCGATACCCATCGCGCGTAGGGCGCGCACCTGGGCGCTCGGGCGTCGGTAGCCGGTCAGGGCTTCGATGTCGGCGGCAGAGAGGAGCATTTGACCGGAATCGACCGTATCCACTCGTTCCAGCAGCGCACGTGCAGGTAGAAGATCTCGCCTTCATCCATCCACACTTGCAAGGAAAGCCGCACCTCTGGCTCGTGCGCAAGCTGGCCGAGGTAGTGCACCTGTTCGCCGCAGTAGAAGCAGCGCACCGGCCGCATGGCCTCTTTGCCCTTACTCATGATCCGCCCCGCAGCGCCTTCAGCGCCGCCTGCACGCAGCGAACCTGGTGCGCAGCATCCCTCAACGCGTGATGCTTGTCGGCCTTGGCGCGCTCGGGCTCGGGCACGCCGGCCACTTTGCGGATGGTGCGGGCGCAGCGCTCCTGCCAGTAGTTCCACGGTCGTGTGATGGTGCAGTGATCGTAAGCCGCGCCGAGAATGCCGAAATCGAACGAGGCGCCCTGGCACCACAGCACGAGATCGTCGTTGTCACCCTCGCCCAGGTACATCGCCAGCGCCCCTAAAGCTGCTCGCGTGTCCCAAGCCTCGCCTTCTGGCGCGCACAGTTCGATCTGCGCCTCGGCCGGCTGTCCGAGCCACCAGGCTACCGTCTCGGGCTCCAGCGCCAGGTCGGAAGTCTGCCAGTCGATGGCGCGATAGAACGTGCCCGCGATGAAATCGTCCCCGCCCGCCGGGTCGAAGTCGATTGCGCCGATCGAGGCGATGGCGCAGCCCGGCCGCCGGCCGAGGGTTTCGAGGTCGATCATGACATGTCGCTCGGCCATCACCATAGCTCCTCGATCGCGCTCAGGTAGTTGGCCAGTTCGACTGCCTCTTCCTCTTCGATCACGAGGCGCACGTCGCCGCGCTGTAGGGTCAGCGTGTGATCGCTGCTCAAGGTGATCAGCAGGTGATAGCCGGCCGCGCGGGCGGGCGGCAGCGGCAACTTCACGTCTGTGCTTTTTGCGCTCATGCCCGCCCCTCCTCGATCATCCTGCGGACTACATCGCGTTCCTCCGCGTCTGAGATCCGGCCGGACTGCACCATCAGCGCGGTGAGCACCACGCCGGCCATGCCACCGGCCAGGAATGCCACCGCAACGATTGCGATCAATGCCCACTCGCTCATTTTTCGCCTCCTCCTCCGCAGCATTCGATGCACCACTTCTGCCGGTACAGTCCGCCCGGCACCCAGCGCCACTTGTGCGTCATCGCCAGCGTGCGGCGGCACTTGGCACAACGCCACGTGTCGCCGATCGGCGCGCGCTCTGCGCCGGAGGCCGGCCGGCGCCATTCCTGGCGGGGCTTCACAACCACTCCCAGGGAAGCGCCGACAGTGCGCAGGCGATGAGCACGGCCTTGTCCGCATGCCGCTGCACGCGACGCGCCGGGTGATCGAGCCACTTCTCTCCGAGCAACTGCACCGCCGCCACCCAGCGGCGAATCAGCGCCTTGCGCTGGTCCTGATCGGCCAGCGCATGCCGGGGCCAGATGCGCAGCGCGCGGCGCTGCAGGGCGTAGCGCGTCAATGATACGTTTGTCATGTTGCACTCCTGTATAAGTGCCAGCGCCCGCAGAAAATCGTGTTCCCTTGCAAGGAGCTGCGTCGCTGGCTGCCGGTGTTTTTGCCCACCGCCGGCTGGGGGTTCGTGCGTGATCATTCGGCCGCCACCTGCTCGATCGTCGCGTTCCAGCGCGCGACCGCCGTGGCCATGTCCTGGCCCGGCTCGTTCGGCCCGACCGCTTTGCAAAACTGGCAGACAACTGCCCAGGTGCGTGGGCCGACAAAAACTTTGATGTTTGGGTTGACCAATGCCCATGTGCCCTGGCCGACTGCGATGTCATCGACCGCCACGTTCTCGTTCCCGCAGAACGGGCAGCACAGCGCCGCGAACACTGGCATTAAAGGCACTCCTGACGATCAAGTAGCGCCGCGAACTTCGGGTCCTCGGCCGGCGCCGCGCGAAACCGCAGCGCCTCCTCGGCGGAGCGAAGCCTGTGGTACATCGCGCCGAGCACGTCGCCGTTCGCCGCCGCCGCGCGCCGCTCGATCTCGTCGCGCGCGCGGAACTCGGCCTCCAGCGCCTCGGCCTGCGCGGCGGCGATGCCACAGAGAAGGACGCAAAGGTCCAACTGGGTGAGGCGAAGAGTGGTCGTGGTCATGCGGGCCTCCTGAAATAGCGTCGATGCAAGTACATGGCCGACAGCACGCCGAGCGCGCCGCCGCTGCCGACCCAAGGAATCGCGGTCCAGCCGACCGACACCACCCCCAGCACCGAGGCAACCTCGGCCACGGCGATCGCGTAGGGTGTCAGCGCGGCGGCGACGTAGTGCCCGCCGATGACGTTCTGCTGCTGGATCGCGCGAAGGAAAACCAGCGCGAAGGTGGCGGCCATGACCTTCATGCGGCTTCGCCCATGTCAAACATGGAGCGCTGTGCATCGCGCGCGCCGATGTGCTCACAGGCCTGGCGGAAATACGCTTCTTTCAGCTCGATGCCGATGAAGCGCCGGCCGGTTTCCAGCGCAGCCACGCCTTCGCTGCCGATGCCCATGAACGGAGACAGTATCGTGTCGCCGCGGTTGCTCCACAGCACGACCGCGCGCCGGGTGAGATCCAACGGCATTGGGCAGATATGCTTTTCGTCATTGGCCGAGCGCTGCGCATTAAGCACGTCTGTTTCCCGCGTGTCGGTCCAGACCGGCGATGCCCACTGCTGCCACTGCGGCAGGGGGAAATCGTCCTTCGTGTGCGTGACCGGGGCGATCTCGTCGCCTTCCTTCGCCCACTTGCGGAAGATGAGCAGGTACTCTGGCAGTCCCTGGCGGCTAAACGTCGAATCGGCTCGCAACTGCTTGTAGAGCAGTCCATGCGCTTTCGTCTTCGTCATCTCGCGCACCGGGTCGCGCCAGATGGTGACGCGCGAGTGGTAATCGAACCCGGCGCGCTGGTGCGCTGCGATGAGCATGCCCGATAGGTCGCGAAGGCCCGCGGTGCCGCGGTTAGTCTTGTAATAGACGAGATCCTTGCAATGGCAGGCGATCATGCGCCCAGGCCGTAGCAGCCGAAACAACTCGGCGCAAAGAAAGTCGTAATGCTGAATAAATTCCTCGTCGCTGGCCGAATTTCCCATGTCGGCCACCGAGTCGTTGTAAATGTACAGGCCGGAGAACGGCGGCGAATATACCGCCATGTCGATGCAGGCGTCCGGCAACTGGCGCGCCACATCGACGCAATCTCCGTGATAGGCGCTCCAGGCGGCGCCGTGCGATTCGTTCAGACAGCGAATTGCAGCCATGTCGGCAGTCTCCCGAGGTGAGTAGGGTTATAGGCGCGCAAAGCGCTGCGATCCAGGCCTCTGGCCCGGAACATCGCCTCCGTCATGGCGCGCTTCATCCGCAAGTGATCGCCGGCCTTCCTGTCGATGACGGTGCCGATCTGGTCTTCGCCTTCGGCGACGGCGATATGGACATGCACCGGCCGTGTCTGGCCGAAGCGCCAGCAACGCCGGACGGCCTGATACCACGACTCGTAGGAGAACGAGCGGCCGACAAACGCCATGCGCGCCGCATGTTGCCAGTTCAGGCCATATCCGCAGATCGACGGCTTTGTCACCATGATGTTCGCCTGCCCGGACGAAAACAGATCGAGTGAAGCTTCCTTCTGCTCGATCGACATCGACCCGCGCACTTCGACCATGCGATGCTTGCATAGGCGCGCGGCGAGCGCGTCGGCCTCATAGTCGGTATCGCACCAGATCACCCAAGCCTCGGCCGGTTCCGCGGACACCAGGGCGGCCACTACATCGGCACGGGCGGCGGTCGTCTGGCGCTTAATGTCATGCACGGCCGTTGCGGACACGTCTGCGGCAAACAGCATGCCTTCTATAGGGCGCACATCGGCATACGTGCGATGCTGTTCGACCTTCAACGCTGGCAGCACGTAGCGCGCGCCGTCGAAACCCATATCTTCTGGGGATTGCGCCAGCCTTGCCCAGCTTGCCATCCAATCCCAAAAGTCCCGCTCGCCGTGCGCCTTCAGCCGGTAGCGTCCCATCTGCGTCTGGTCGGCAATAAACCAGCGCATCAGCATTTCGTTCGATTCCATGACGCCGAGGAATTCGGCCTGCTGACCGAGTTCCATGTGATCGTTCGGCGCTGGCGTGGCGGTCGCGGCCATGCGCCAGCGGTGCCCGCGAAAAGCTTCGATCAGCGCGCGCGTGGTCTTGCCGTTGAAACTCTTGAGAATCGACGCCTCGTCCAGTACGACGCCAACGAAGGCGGCCGGGTCGATCTTGTGCAGCCGGTCGTAATTGCAGACGTTAATTCCCGGTCGCACCTCCGCCGCCTCGCGCACCGGTCGCGCCGGAATTCCGAAGCGGGCGCCTTCTCGCACGATCTGTGGGGCCACGGCCAACGGCGCCAGGATCAGCACCGGCGCGCCGCCCTCGATCTCGGACACGGCTTGCGCATAGGCCAGTTCGATCGCCGTCTTGCCCAGGCCCGTGTCAAGGTAGATGCCGGCCGCGCCATGGGCCACAGCGAACGCTGCACAATGCCGCTGGAAATCGAACAGCGCCTCGGGCAGCGTCGCCTCGTCGATCTCCTGCCCGCGCATCGCCGCGCGCGGCAGTTTGGCCGACAGGAAATCCTCGTAAATGCCCATTACTCGCGCCCTTCTGCGGCCAGTGCGTGACAAAACGAAAATGCGCGGCCCCCGTCTAAAGGCTTTTCCTTGCAAGGAGGACGGTGCCGCGCTGCCGGTGTTGTTGAAGACACCTCCGGCTGGTCTTTCGCTACTTCTTTGCTCATGACACGATTCCCGAGCGGCGTGGCGAGCGTTCCGGGTTGCGCGTCCAGAAGCTCATCCAGCCGTGGTCAAGTTCGTGTTGCGTGGCGCTGCGCGTGCAGGCGTAATTCGGCGTGCCCACCCAGTGCGGATACATTTCGCGCGCACCGGCAAGGCGCAGCGTCCAGTGGTCTGAGCCTTCGCCGATGGCCTTGCGCACGGCCGCGCGGATGCCGAGGTCTTTGCTCATTCGTCGTACCCGCACCCGGACCCGTACCCGGACCCGTACCCGGACCTTCCGTCTACGCGGTCCATACCGGTACTGCAGCCAGAGACGCCTGCGCCTTTTCGGTGGTGGGGATGATCTCGATAGCTTCGGTGAGAAGCACTTCCGCGACCGG